TCATAAGCAGATAACGGGAATCGAACCCGTGAGCGTACCCCGAAACCCTCATAAACACTGGGTTTCTGCGATTTTCGTTACATACCTTACATACCTTTGTCAGTACGTCCATGCTTCTTAAACTCCTGGATGCCGCTAATAATTTCGGACTTCTGTTCCAAGCTTCTTCGATTTCGATGATAATGATTCTCAGTACAGCTAACACTCGTATGACCCATCTGAGAGATAACTAACCTCTGGTCAAGATTGTTGTCAAGAAGGATCGACCCGTAAGTTTTCCTTATCTTATGGGGCGATTTATGATACACGCCTGTCCGTTGGCACACCTGTGTTAATCGACGACGTATCGCATTTGTCGTAAACCGATATCCGTTTTCTTCAAACACGTACTCGTTCGTCGTATCAGACAGTTTTTCTGCCAGCCACTGGTACTCGTTAGGCAGGATAACGTCTCTCACGCCCGCTTGCGACTTTGGGAAGTCTTTTACGGTGTAATTACTGCCGTAGCCGTCGTCTCTCGGTCGTTTGGTCTCTGTCCGCCTCACCCGGACAACATTATCGGCAAAGTCTTCTTTCTTTAAAGCGACGACCTCGCCAACTCTAAGCCCGGTGACAAACATCAACAAGATTGCAAGATTCCTCAAATCGGGGTTCTGTTCGAGATATGCTATCACTTTGTCGGTTTCGTCCTCGTCGAACACTTCTTCGCGACTTTCTTTGACTATCTTATTAAAGCTGCTTTCCGACAGATCAAGCTCCGCGAACACGTCTTCCGCGGTATAGTCAATCAGTCGATCTTTTCTCGCTTGCTTAAGAATGCCTTTTGTTACTCGTTTTAAGCCAGAAAAAGCCTTGGCAGTCAAAGAATGTGTTGGTATCTGGGTTTCGAGAAAGTCAACGAAGTCATCGACAGTAAGCTCCGAGACCCGAGTGGCTCCTATCTCGCCATAAAACCGATTGTACACTTGACGATCTCTAAGATGTGTACCAGGGGCGACTTTTTTCAATTCAAGTCGTCGGTCGTTCCACTCAGCGAACACGTTGTCTAAGGTCGGCTGCTCAGCGTTTGCCTGCCAGTAAGCGGCGACGACGTCCTCAAGCTTGCTTTTAGTTGTTCGTTTAAGGAGCCTAGTGCCGCGATCCTTCGTATTGTCAGGGAGGTTCGTGTACCATTTCCCGTCAGAGCCCTGATAGATTCTGTACGGGTGCATACTGAGATATTCTTCACGTTTCTTCATGTAGCTCATCGCGTCTAACGCTTCTGCTAAAGACATATTAGCACAATAAGCATCAAACTGCAATCGTTTTTCGTCCATGATAGCCCTTATGATAAAAACAGGGGTACCAGTGCCCATCACCGATACCCCTTGCATTTTGAAGTTTCGTTAGAAAAATTACGAAACGGTAATCGTGGCAGAAGTGCCTGTGAAGGTAGGCTTCGACACGGTACCGTGAGGCGTATGCTTTACCGTAATGTATATCGGATTGCCTTCAAATGAGCCGGTACCTACTGATACATCTGTAGTGCCAGACGTTTCTATGGTCTCTTCAGTACCAGTAAAGGTTGCGTTATACGCGCTTGGCACCGGGATGTTCCCAGTTACAAGCCGCACACCGGTTCCGCTAAACGTGGACGTCGCTGTCTTTACAGAGGTAGCGACTGTAGTGTTAGCCCCTTTCGTCGGCAGTGTGCCTTGCGAGAAGCCGAGCGTCAATGTCTCCCCGGTTACTGTGGCACTAAATTCAGGAAGGGTTCCGACCGCGGTAATGCTATTAACGGTAGCCGTATTTAATGTTACGGTTGTCGCCACATCTCCATCCGGAGTATACGTCACGGTTCCACTCGTTGCTGCTGTGACGGCCGCCGTTTTGTTTGACGTTGATTTTGTTGTAACGGCGACGGTTCCATGCGGTGTAGCGGTTCCACTAAACGTTACAGTTCCGTTGCTAGTTATTGCGGGCGTTATTGTGCCAGTCGGAATATATTCCACCGCACCCGTACTACTATTTGATGATATAGTAACGGTAGACGTCTCCTCCGTTCCAGTAAAGGTCGGCGTGCTAATCGTTCCTGCCGGTTTATAGCTCGCGCTCGCACTATCCTTATAAGCCAATGCCTTTAACGACGTCAGATCGCCCATCTCGATCCACTTGGAACCGTTAAACAGAAATTCTTTCTTATTATAATACACCAAGTCGCCGTTCTTGGCCGTCGTATTGACGTCATTGATCTTGATGGTTGTAGTGGTCGCCTGGTCGGTCAGGGCAGTAGTGGTCTCGCCAATGAGATGCACACCGCCGGTCATTGCACTCTGAAGGTCAGCGATGTCACTTCTAGCGGTTGCGTCCTTCAGGTCGTATGTGGTACCGCTTGGTAATGTAATTTTTGATATTTCAGCCATTGTCTATCCTCGCTTTACGATTCAACGCTTTCCTCAGGCAGCCCTGCAACGCTCGTAGCCAGCGACAAAATCCCAGCCAGAAGAGACGCTGATACTACCATGCGCCAGTCGACAGAGCTTAACACCGCAGACGTGCCGATCGTAGCTACAAATGTCTGGGCTACAGTCTTTATAGCACGAACTGCGGCGAGTTTAATCCATTTTGTCCAGTCTCTCATGATTTAGCCCTCCGGTTCATCTGGATAAACAGGAACAAAGGTTATTGATTCTCCTTTAACATCGGCTAGAGAATAGTGCTTTTCATATACTGTCTTACCGTTATGACGAAATACAAATTCGATGTACGCGTTCGTGACCGCTAATGCGTTCATTCTCTCATCTTCTACAACATAGTTGAATATCTCTGATAAGTCTGCCGCGACCGTGTACCGGTACTCAAACGGCAACGTGTCTTGGTCATCGTCCGGATATACTACTGGACCCTGCATAGCATAATCGAACGGCTCTATTCCGATTAAATCCCCAACATAAACCAGCGGACTATCTGTAGACGAGCGTTTACGAGTCCAGTGTATAGTTGCTGACGGCTGCCAACCACAATCGCCGAGTGTTGTCCATCCGAAGTTGATGACAAGAAGATGCGGGTGTCCCTCGACATTTGATTCGTCGACAGCGCCTTCAATGCGATCATCGTTAACCAGAACGTCGCTCTTAAGACTCTGACTGTCATACACGTCATACGCCGTGCTATAACGAGGGATCTGTACGTACCTGTTATTAAGAGCAATCGGAAATGCTTTCGCCGAGATCAGCCTAAAGTTGATAAAGCGTGACACCTGGTCCGGCATGAGCAACGTAGGACTTGACCCGTTCGAGCCATAAATCTGCTCTTTTAACAGAGCAAACACCCTGCTATCAATCTTCCTACTGTCAAGCACCAGATGCGCTGTCGGCTTAAATCCCGGTACCGTGATCGGCGTTGTTGTACACTCCCAGCTCATGGTCATCGCATCCGGGCTGTCGTTAACCGTCTCATAATCTTTGTCAGACGACTTAGTAGCCGCTCCATATACGAGATGGATTTTCTCGCCATGCTCAAGCCCGTCTTCGTCGTTGCCGATGAGTGTCGTATAGCTGAAGCCAAAACGTTTTCTCTTCTGCTGTCCGAAGTACATGCCGTTGAAGCTGTTAACGCCAGTACATTCCTCAAACTCTTTCGGGCACTGGTACGCTTCAATCGTAAACTCGAATTCGTCCGTGCCCATCAGAGCTACATATTTACCGTTGTCAGCGTATATGGCGTTCTCGTCACCGCCTGACGATGTCTCGTTCACTTTGGTCAAGCCGTTCCATACGATTCCGCTACCGTATGCGTTATTTCCAATTGACGGGAACAAGATGCCATGACTGACGCCGGACTCAAAATAACGCTTCTTTCGTGTATCCCACGATAACATGGTCATGTCATTATCACCTCTTATAAAAAATCGTGCTTCGCCAGTCGTTCCTGATACGTCTCTTTGATGTGCCGTATAGTCGACGCCGTCTGATTATTCTTAAAATCTTTGTGGACGTCACAGTATTTCTCATATTCGTCAATATCGGTCATGACTTGGTCGAATCGGTCTTTACTGTGACGCCGTCCTTCAATCAACTCGTCCATAAATGTAAGTATCCGTATACGAGCTGATATCGTGTTCCTGACATCGCCTTTTGTATCGACTTCCTCGACTTTGGCATCAATCAGATCTATCTTGCGGTCAATCTTTGCGATTTCCTCTAAAATCTCCTCATGCTGGTCGATTTTTTCATTGATTTTGGCGATCTCATCTAATATTTCATCATGCTTATCTTCTCTCGTGTCATGCCGCCGAATCAGAAATTCGATAAACCCGACAAACCCGCCTCCGATAAGTGCTACGAATATGGTTGATAAGTCCATTTGCGTTCAGTCCTTAATTGAATATAGCAGTTGGTTACAGCTTCACGACACGATTTTCAAACTTTTTGTATGCGTCAAGGTACCACTCGTCAGTATCTCCGTTGTATGTCAGTTCGTAATACATGCCGTCAAAGAGTGTACTGCTCAGAAGATACTTCCAGTTTTTAAGAATCTTCGCCTTCCATACGGTAAAGACCTGAAACTTAGGCGGTTCCGGATCAGATTTGTCAAAGTGTTCAAGAATATAGCGTTCAACGATACCTATGGCTTTGTTATCCATCTCCATCAGTCGGTCACCTCCGCTGATGAAGCGACCGGATGACTATAACTCTGCGAATAAATCTGTTTTCCGTCATTGGTCATAAGAACCGCCGCGTGAGTAGGCAGAGTTGACACGGCAGCAGATGAGAGAATCAAGTGATACTTCTGTTCAGCCTCATTACGAGTGCTGTGTGCAGTAATAAGTGTGCCAACAGTGCCATCTGTATTTGTCTGAATCTCTATTACAATGTATGTCATTTTGAAGTCTCCTCAGAAATGTCGTCAGCCGGCTCCGGAACTTCGTGCCAGTTCTCAGGTGAATCATTAACTCCGAGGCGACACCGTCCGGACTATCAAGTTCCGATATGTTAACATCAAACGCGAACGTATCGCCCCGAAACATCTGGAGCTGCTTCTTCACGAGCTCATTAACCAGAGTATCTCCCATCTAAAACATCTCCTTTTACTTCGGTATACACAGCCAGAACGTCGTGCCGATACTGCCTGTATACGCTTCGCCAGTGTTGACAACATCTACCGTGGCTGTACCTTCTTGAATAGATCGGACATAAGCATAAACCGCGTTGTCAGTTCTTGCTGGCGTAATATTGAGCAGGTAACAGGAGTAATGCTGTTTACTATAGGACACCGTAAAACTCGATAACCCGTTAGCGATAGTCTGGTTGCTCTCAACCTGGGTCTCTACAACAGTCGGTCCGGTAGTTAACATGACGCGGTCCCTCGGTCCATACGCATTCTCTACGTCGCTTCCTTCCCAGTCAGACCACTTGACAGCAGTCGGTAAAAAGTCAACAGTGCATCCCCAGCGGTCGACGATCGAGACCGTAAGCTGTCTCGGTCTTGCGGTGTTAGTATTGCTAGAAGCATGATACAGCGACACACCGACCGCATTTGCATAGCCTGCGTTGCGACCGGAATACGTCAACGGATAGACGTCGCTATACATGGCGATGTTGTTTGCAGACTTAACACCAAGAACATTTTGCGCAACCCTGGTTGAACAGATCTGGTTGGTCGGATAGTTATAGTCCTCACGACCGATCACAGTCACTTCTGATGCAAGGTTCCAGTAATTGACATAGCCCGTGACTGCCATATTTATTCGATACCTGACGGACCATGGCTGATTAAAAGCTACCGGTATAATCTTCATAAAATAAAACGAAGTATCTTCGTCGGACGCCGTTTCTCCGATAAGCCCAGTGTACGTCGCTGTCTGATACTCTTGCCCAAATGCGCCATAGTTCGCGGTCGTCCCATCGCCTTTTGTTACTGTTGTGTATTGACCATTATACGCAACGCTGTGAATCGACTCACTGTCTTTAAAGTCGTACTCATCATTAGTAGGTAGTCTAATCTTTGAAATGTATGACATAACGCCCTCCAGATCACTCTAATGTAAACACCAGCGTCTCATTTTGGAGAGTCGGCGTTATGTGTGCTTTATTATTCCAGGAATCTCGTTCCTCGCTGGTTATATGCCGTACCATGTCATTAATATGCTCGTTCAGTGTTTCTTCAATCTGAG